TAGGTATAAAAATTCAGCAAATACCAATCTGTTAATTATGGATGAGGTTTTTGATTCTTCTCTTGATGGGTTTGGAACAGATGAGTTTTTGAAGATTATAAGATTCGTTATTAAGAACGCAAATATATTTGTTATATCTCATAAGTCAGATTTACTTGATAAATTTCTTAACGTAATAAAGTTTGACAAAATCAAAGGATTTAGTAGAATAGTAGAATGACCAATATAAGAAGACCCGTCGATTACGCTGAATCATTCCACGAATCAGGAATGGTCTTAATAACAGACCCCAGAAGTGATCGTTATTTAAGTCAGATCCATGAACGTTCCAAATTGGCAACATCACAGCAAGAAGAGTCAGAAGAGGACTCTTAAACCACAGGCACTACGAAGTGCTAGAGAAAGACGTAGACACTTGTTAAACCGTCTATTGAACCCGCCCAAGAGGCGGGTTTCGTCGTATATTGAGAAAGTACTAAACCTCCGTACACATGTCTAACGTTGTTCGCAAGGTTCACAAAGCTGAACCAATGCACATGCCTGCTGATTTGGGTGATAATGCGACATATGAAGATTATATTTGTGAAGCAAAAATTGCTGCTTTATATGCAAAAGGTGAGACTGATGAAGATATAGTTAAAATGCTTGTGGATCCTCATCCAGATTATGGATGGGATCTTGATATTAATGAGGCTATTCGTATCGTTAAGGAACTGAGATCCAAATGAATCGTAATGAGGTTAAGGAAAATCTAGCACGTCTTCTAGCAACAGAAGATTTGGTTATAGAACACAGAGATGTTTCTACAGCTTCTTTTGATGTTGTGAATCGTGTACTGACCCTTCCTTCATGGAACCTTGCCTCAAACGTCGTATATGACCTTCTAGTGGGTCATGAAGTAGGTCATGCACTCTTTACTCCTGAAGCGGATTTAAAGGAGTGTATGGGTACTTTTCCATCTGTTATTAATGTAGTGGAAGATGTTCGTATTGAGAAATTGATGCGTCGCAAATATCCTGGACTCAAAAAAACATTTTATAATGGATACAAAGAATTAGCCGATCAAGATTTTTTCTGTATAGAAGACACTGATGTTAATAAGATGAGTCTTGCTGATAAAATTAATCTTAATACTAAAATCGGTCCTTTTATTGATATTCGTTTTTCTAAGAGAGAAATGGATATTGTAAATACTGTATTAGATGTAGAAACTTTTGAAGATGTAATTCATGCCTCCACAATCCTCCACAACTATTGTACCGAAGAAATCAAAAAAGAAGAAACCCCTCAAAAGGATCCGAAAGATTTGGAAGAAAAATTGGATTCTTCAAGCATTGGTTCTGATTCCTCTGACGATATTTCTAGTAACGACGTTTGCTCCAATACTGATAGTGATGGCCCTGTTACTCCTAAAAGGAGCAACAATACTGGCGGCGCTGATAGTGGGGTGGTTTCTCATACTCCTTCTAAACCTGTTGTAGAGACTCAAGAATCTTTTGATGAGGCATTAGAAACCCTTTCTAGTGATAGGTATTATAGAGAAAATGTTTATCTTGAAATTCCATCAGTTAATCTAGATACTATTATTATTGATAATATTGAATTTAGTGATCATGTTGAAAATAATTTTAAGGAACAAACTTATAGAGTAGGAACAAATAATTTTGTAAAAGTTGATGAAGATTTTAATCAGTTTAAAAAATCTGCCCAGCGTGAAGTTAATTATCTTATAAAAGAATTTGAATGTCGTAAGTCTGCCGATAGTTATAAGAGATCTTTAAATTCTAAGACTGGAGTTCTTGATATGAATTCCATTCATACCTATAAATGGAATGAAGATATTTTTAAAAAGATTACGGTAGTTCCAGATGGAAAGAGTCATGGATTGATCTTTCTGTTGGATTGGTCTGGATCTATGCATGAAGTTCTTCATGATACATGTAAACAACTTTTTAATTTGGTATGGTTCTGTAAGAAGGTTGGACTTCCCTTTGATGTATATGCTTTTACCAATGAATGGAATGGTAAAGTACAGGGGCCAGATCATTATGAACCTAAGAATCATGTAGTTCATATTCCGAATAATTTTTCATTGATGAATATTCTTACTAGTAAGTGTAAGGGTAAGGAATTGGATAATCAGATTAAAAACTTGTATAGAATTTCTTATGCTTATAATAATAGGTATAATTGTACTTATTGTGTACCAGATCGTGTAAATCTTTCTGGAACTCCTCTCAATGAGGCATTGATATCTCTTAATAAAATTATTCCACAATTTAAGAAAAGATATAGTCTACAAAAAGTTCACTGTATTATCTTAACTGATGGTGAAGCTACTTCTGTGAAACGTAGAGTTAATGTGCAAAGAAATTGGGAAGATGAACTTTATCTTGGTTTTGCCTCTATTAGAACGGGTAGTTGTTATCTAAGAGATCGTATGACTGGATATGTTTATTCTTTTGTAAATTCTCCATACCAAACAAAACCCTTTTTACGTCAACTAAAGAATAGATTTCCTTTTACTAATTTTGTTGGTATTAGATTGATTAATTCTACACGTGATTTTACAAGTTTTATGGATATGCTTCTTGTTAAAGATAAGGAGGAAATTCGTGAGAATTGGAAAAAGAATAGATCTGTTTCTGTAAGAAATAATCTTTACGATTCTTATATTGCTATCTCTTCAAAGGTCTTGAATAATGATACTTCTTTTGAAGTTAGAGAAGATGCAACTAAGGTTCAAATAGGAAGTGCTTTCAAAAAATCTCTTAAATCTAAAAAAATGAATAAAAGGGTTTTGGACGAATTTATTGAAATGGTGGTATAATAAATAAAACGATTCAATTTTTTGATATGACTGTAGAAGAATTACTCGCTGATTTCCAGAAACAAAAACAAACTGTCCTTGCCCAAATTAAAGAAGGAGAAGCCACTATATTGGTATTGAAAGAGAAATTCTATAAGTTGGATGGTGGTATTCAGGCTTTACAATTACTATCTGGATCTAATAGTTCTCCAGTGGCAATTCCACCGAATCGACCAAAAGGACCTATTCCAGTTACTGGACCAAGTACTGGTACAACCAAGAAAGTGTCTACTTAAGATAGTAAATTAAATTTAATTGGGTTATTATAATTATATTGATTCGTTACATGAATGATCGAACACAAACTTATAAAACGAACTCATTCAGAAAAATCTGCAATTGAAACGCCGTTACAAAATCTTATCCCTGAAAAAGATGATACCTTCGTCAAGTTTGGTCCGTTTAACGATATTAAAAACATTATTAAGTCCCGTTTATTCTACCCTATATTTCTTACGGGTCTTTCGGGTAATGGTAAAACGTTTAGTATCGAACAAGCGTGTGCTCAACTAAATAAAGAGTTAATCCGTGTCAACATAACAATTGAAACAGACGAAGATGACCTTATTGGTGGGTTTCGCCTTGTTGATGGTAACACTGTATGGCATAACGGTCCAGTTGTCGAGGCATTGGAAAGGGGAGCTACACTCCTTTTAGATGAGATTGATCTTGCTTCTAATAAGATTCTATGTCTCCAATCTATCCTTGAAGGTAAGGGAGTTTTTCTGAAGAAAATTGGTAGGTTTATTAAACCTTCTCCAGGTTTTAATGTTATCGCAACTGCTAATACAAAGGGTAAAGGATCTGATGATGGTAGGTTCATTGGTACTAATGTACTTAATGAAGCATTCCTTGAAAGATTCCCTGTAACTTTTGAACAAGAATATCCAACCCCTAACATAGAACAAAGAATTCTTTCAAAACATTTCGATGACGCTAAGTTTTGTAAGCGTCTTGTGGATTGGGGTGACATCATTAGAAAAACATTCTATGATGGCGGAGTAGATGAGATTATCTCTACTCGTCGTTTGGTTCATATTGTTAATGCTTATAAAATTTTTAAAGATAAGGAAAAGTCACTTCGATTCTGTTTGAATCGTTTTGATGATGAAACAAAAAAGTCGTTTTTGGAATTGTATGATAAAGTTGATATTGACTTCCAACTTACAGACTGATATAATTCTATGAGGTACTTATGGTTAATGCTTGGAGTTTATTATGGGAAGAAATTAATGGTACTATGGATGAAACTTACCCTATAAAGGAGAAGAAGATGACTGAGAAACCAGAAGAACCTGATGATTATGCTAAACTTGTTGATCACTTAATGAAGGCTGAAGAGAATTATAAAGAAGTTATAGGAAAAAAACCTGTAGCCGATTTTGAACAATCTGATTATAGGAAATACCAAGAAGATAAAAGTATGCGTGATCTTTCTGATTATATTTCTTCAACATATCAAGGACATTATACTAATGATGGTTCTAATGTACAAACTCTTGACCTTATTCATTCCGTAGGTGATGCGGAATCTTTCTGTCGATCTAATGCCATTAAGTATTTGAGTAGGTATGATAAGAAGGGACAGGCAAAACGTGATATACTAAAGGCAATGCATTATTGCTTACTGTTATATTACTTCAGCGGCAACACACAAAATGAAACTCCGACCCGTGGTTATGAAACTTTCTGACAAAACACTTTCGTTATTAAAAAACTTTTCAACTATTAATCAGTCAATTCTTTTTAAGGCTGGTTCAAAACTTCGTACTATTTCAGTCATGAAGAATATTCTTGCTGAGGTACATATAGAAGAAGAGATTCCAAAAGACTTTGGTATCTATGATCTTAATCAGTTTCTTAATGGACTTTCCTTGCATAAGAAACCGGAACTAGACTTTGCTAACGATTCCTATGTGGTAATAAAGGAAGGTAAGTCTAGATCAAAATATTTCTTTGCGGATGCTACTGTTATTGTAACGCCTCCAGATAAATCTTTACACCTCCCAAGTGAAGATATCAGTTTTGTTCTTGAGACTGAACAATTAGATAAGTTGTTGAAAGCATCTTATGTGTATCAACTTCCAGATCTTTCTGTTGTTGGTGAGAATGGCGTTGTTAAATTAGTTGTTAGGGATAAGAAGAGTGACACATCGAATGATTTTTCAATAATTGTAGGAGAGACTGATAATACTTTTGTTCTTAATTTTAAGGTAGAAAATATTAAGATTCTTCCTGGAACTTATGAAGTAGTAATTTCTAAGAAATTGCTTTCTAGGTTTGTTAGTAAGAATTATGATTTGACTTACTATATTGCTTTAGAACCTGATATCTCATGGGATGATGTATAAGGTATGTCAATTAAGTAATGAATATTCTCATGAACGTGTGGGAGAAAAGGAGTATGAAGACTGGACAGATGCTCAGGATGAGGCTGTGCGTCTGTTGAAATCTGGCGTAGAATATGTGGAGATATTAGAAAGGGATGAAGATGATGGTCAATGGTATTTGTTACAGGAAT